GCAATGAGTTTTAGTGGAACAGCTAACTTCGGAGGAAGTCGATATACAAGCGGAGGAGCCGCTGAAGCCGCGCATATTAGTTTAGAAGCAAAATGGGGCACTATCATCGATGGGGGTTCAGTTTAAATTTTAAGAGATGTACGAAATAAGATACCCGAACGAACGCACATACTTCATTTCATTTGATGATGATAGAACCGTATGCGAAGGTTACGGAATTGTAGAGACTAACCAAGTAATGAAATCCAAGTGGATATTTGACGCATTCATTGACGAGGCTGAATGGTTAGCTGAGTTAGCAAAGTGGGGCATCGTTCCTGACATTGACGAACAAGGAAATTTAGTATTCTAATGGACGCAATACTTGAAGCATTAGCATCGTACGGAATAGCGGGAATCTTCCTTGCTGTGTTGGTTTATTATTTGAACAAGTTGACAGACATCCATCGTGAAGAACGGAAGGATTGGCAAGATGCAAATGACAAGCACGTGGAGAAGTTTGCGGACGTTATTAGTGAGAACACGAAAGCATTGGTGGAAATGCGTGGAGAACTGAAAGAAAATAAGTGCAAGATGTAGGTGAATGGTGTGCATGGAAACCAATCAGATGTGAATGCATAGATGGAAATTGCAATGGAAAAAGAAAAGAAACAACCAAGAAAAAGCGCAGCAAAGCAGGCAGCAGAAGTGATCAAGAAGTTTGAAGGCTTTGAACCTGCACCATATTTGTGTCCGGCTAATGTGCCAACAATAGGCTATGGCACAACAATCTATTCAGATGGCACCAAGGTGTCAATGGATGATGATGCAATTGATGAATCCAGAGCAGAAGAAGAACTGCTGAACCATATCAAGAAGGTGGAGAAGCAGGTGAATGGTGTCCTGGATGTGAAGCTGAAAGCACACCAAAAGGCCGCATTGATTTCATTTGTTTACAATGTAGGAATCGGCAACTTCAGCAAATCAACATTGCTGCGAAAAGTGAACCATTGTGCAGATGATCAGAACATTCCTTTTGAATTTCGCAGATGGACCAAAGGTGGCGGCAAGGTGCTGCGTGGATTAATTCGCAGAAGAGAAGACGAAGTTGAACTATGGACAGGCAATTGCTGATTCATTTATTCAGAACTGTGTGGCCATACATAGTCACGTTTCTTCTGGGTGTCATTGTTGCATGGAAAGGATGCGGCACAGGTTCCAAGGTCATCACAGAAACAATTGAAATTGAAAAGCCAATATATCGGACAGAATACGTTGACCGATGGAAGACCGACACAGTTCGATTTGTGGAGCGTGTAACTGTCACGGACACTATCACCAACACAATCATCCAGGAACGTGAAGTGTTGAAAGTTGACACAGTTCAAATCATTGAAGCATGGCTGACAGAAGTGAACAAGTATGACACAACCATCACATTGGCTGATGGCAGCTTGAATGCAACTTGGTTCAATTACCAAAACATAACAGAAGAAGCAGCATTCACCTACACATCTAATGTCCATAAGGCACCAATGTATGGTGTTGGCATCCATGCATCCATCGAAGCGCAGACTGATTTCATCGAAAAAGTGAAACCATTGTTTGGTGTTGGCATACACGGAGACATTCTAAAGTTGTATATTACTGCCAATTACAAGTTCAATGGTGACCATTATGTTGGTGTAACTGTTGGAAGAAAACTATGGCAGAGATGAGCAACTATTACTATCACACGGACACAGATGTCCGCAAGCAGATTGATGAGCTTCTTCATCAGAATGCATTGATACAATGTAACTTGGGAACAGATAGCACCAAGGAAGAAAGGCAAGAAGCAAAGAAGAAATGGATGGAATTGGCAATGCAGATTCGTGACATTGATCCTAAATTCTACAGAGAACGAATAATGGCGCAACACCAATGAACAAGCAATCCATCAAGGGCGAAATCGTCCAAGAATATCTGAAGCATTGGTCACATCTTCCATCATTATCATTGGCTAAGATGATATACAAAAGGAACAAATCAGCATTCCTGGATGTGGAGAATGTCAGGAGTATAATTCGCTATTATCGTGGACAAAATGGTGATGCGAATAGGCAATATTTTAAAAACAAGGAACACATGACAACGGAGAAGGCACAGCAAGCGAAAGCATTAGGAATTGCAAATCCATTTGGTCTTCCAGAAAGTGACGAGTCTGAATGGGAACCGTTTCTGTTGCCGAAAGCTGCAACAAGAATCCTGCTGCTGTCAGACATCCATGTTCCATATCACAACATCGATGCCATCACCAAGGCCATAGAATATGGAAAGCAACAGAAGGTCAATGCCATTGTGTTCAATGGTGACACAGTTGATTGCTATGCATTGTCACGTTATGAACGTGATCCAAGGAAGCGTGGATTCGCTGAAGAATTGGAAGCAACAAGGCAATTGCTGCAAGTGTTCCGGAAGGAATTTGATGGTGTTCCTTTCTATTTCAAATTAGGAAACCATGAAGAAAGGTACGAAGCATACCTGCGAACAAAGGCACCAGAACTAATTGGAACAGCAGACTTCACAATGGACCAATTGCTGCGATTTGGTGAACTTGGATGTGAACTGATACAGGACAAACGTGTGATAAAAGCAGGAAAGCTGTCCATCATGCATGGCCATGAATTTGGAAGGTCAGTCTTTTCTCCTGTGAATCCTGCACGTGGCTACTACATGAGAGCCAAAGCATCAGTTATCTGTGGCCACAACCATCAAACAAGTGAACATTCAGAAAGCAATCTGGATGGAAAGGTTGTGACAACATGGTCAACAGGATGCCTGTGTGAACTTCATCCAGGTTACATGCCTGTTAACAAATGGAATCATGGCTTTGCAATCATTCGTGTTGATCAGAATGGTGATTTCGAAGTTGACAATCTGCGAATAATAAAGGGCAAAGTAAGGTGATGCAGACAATCATCAACCTGCTGATCATTGCAATGGCTCTGTTGTTTGTTGTCATCTTCTGGCTAATGGTCACAGCTTACGTTCTTTGGCGAATCAGCGAACGGAACAAGGCAATTCAAGATGAAATGGATGCCTATCACAACACCTTGGTCAATACAGAAGAAATGTATCTTCGCATAGTCAGCAGACAGTCAGATGATGATGACACGTGGCTGTCTGTTAATTAGTCGTTAAAATTATTCAGTTGATTATCAGCACGTTAGCATCAACGTGTGAAATTTCCTGTGCATTTATTTGGAAGTTATCAACGTGTTGTTGTATATTCGTGGAAACATTTAAAAACACAGAGAAATGGCAAGAACAGTAAACTGCGTACAGACAGAAGAACAGGCTATCTTCATTTTGAAGGAACATAGTTTTCAGTTGATCACCAACAATTCACAATGCAGATGTGAATGTGGACAGACACAGGCTGTTGTTGGATATTCAGAGCATCACGAACAAGCTGCATTGATTGGCGTTTGCGAATCATGTGGAGACGATGATGCATTTCACGATGATGTAATTAACAAGTAATCACCATAAACACAGAGAAAAAATGAAGCACGAATCATTGCTTGATTGCTACAAATCAGACACAACGTATCTGTCTGATGAATCCAAGATGGTTGTCCTGGACATCATCACACGAATTGATGCTATTGACCAAATGGGAAAGGTCAATGTGCTGATATACGCAGACAGTCAGATGGTCGTTGAACGGCACATACTTGGAGAAGTAACCAGATGGTTAGCCATGTGGGATGCTGACTATGACCATCACGAAGGTGTTCACACACCATCAGACACATTGCCATTCTATTGGATGGCATTCACAAGCGAGTATGCAATGCTCACCTTGAAAACGAAACAGGTTCAATATTCCGAAATCAATAATCAATAATAAATTCTCATGAAAACAACAGAGAGAGAAACAATGAAAAAGTTGGCCACGGAGAACGGCTTAACGGCTGACCATTTCTTCAAATCGCCACAAGGTTTTGTTATCATCACAAGGCAAGGCATTGAACGCATTCAGCAGCATCGCGGCATTCGTGTACGTTACGAAATGGTCCACATGACAGATGATTGCAAGCACGTGGTCATCAAAGCAATTGGCGAGATGTCAGGACCAGATGGCCATGTCATAACTGTTGAAACCTATGGCGAATCTGCACCAGATAACACACGGCAAAAGTATCCTGTGGCAATGGCTGAAAAACGATCACTATCACGTGTGTGTCTGAAGCTGTCCGGATTCTATCAGCACAACGTGTATGGCCAAGATGAATCAGATGATTTCACACCTAAAAAAACCAAGTAATCATGGACATCTTCGAAGAAAAAGACGAACTGCAGCGAACTGAAGAATGGTTTGCTGCCAGACTTGGAAAATTCACAGCATCACGATTTGGTGATTTGATGACCAAAGGCAGGAAGAAGGATGAAATCTTCGGTGGCACAGCCATCAGCTACATAATGGAAGTAGCAGCAGAAAAGCTGACAGGCCAACGTGTCCAGATTTTTGGCGCAGCATTGGATCACGGCAACGAATACGAATCTGTGGCCAGAGAAGAATATGAAAAGCGCACAGGATGTGAAGTTGAAGAACTTGGATTCTGTGAAATATCAGACTATTCCGGTGGGTCTCCAGATGGCAAGGTGAAGGGGACAGATAAGCTGATTGAAATCAAATGTCCATACAACACGGCAAACCATTTGAAGAATGTCATCAACCAGGACATTGACAAGAAATATTTGTGGCAGATGCAAGGTTGTATGTTGGCCACAGGTGCCACATCATGTGACTTCATTAGCTTTGATCCAAGGATTGAAAATGAAGCATTCAGAATGGTCATCATCAATGTTCCTGCGGATGTTGCAATGCAGCAAGAATTGGTAGAAAGGTTGGCAATGGCAAAGGATTACCTGGACCAAATTCTGAAAGCATGAAGATCACACTATCACCAAGAGAATTGGCAATGTGCGACATGATTGCATCAATGCGATATTGGCAAGGCTGCGGCACAGATTCAACCATCATTGACAAACGGATTGCAAGCAGGATTGGATTCACGGCAGAATATGCATTCAGCAAACAATTCAACCTGCACCTGGACATCATCAGCAACCTTGAAAAGGATTCATTCGATTTCATCAGCAAGGATGGTGCAACAATTGACATCAAGTCAACAGACAGAAAGGATGGCAACTTGGTTGTTCCAAAGCTGATGCATGATGTCTATGTTCTGGCTATTGTTGAGGGCAACACAGTTGATCTTGTTGGCTATGCGACCAAGGAAATGATTGAAGAAGCAGGAAAGAAAGACCTTGGAAAAGGTCCTGTTTGGTTCGTTAACCGAAAACAATTGAAGACATGGTGAACGCAAACGACAAGGGCAAACGATTTGAACGCAAAGTTGCAAATCTGCTGAACAAAAGATTCGGCACCAATGTCCGGAGAACACCAATGTCTGGTGGCATGACCATCAAAGGTGACATCATTGATCTTGATGGACCATTGGCACAGTTCAGCTTTGAATGTAAGAACCAGGAAAGGTTGAACATTTGGAGCGCATTGAAACAATCACAGGATGACGCGGCTATTGATGGCCGTGTTCCTGTTGTTGTGTTCACGAAAAACCATAAGCCAGATTATGTGGCAATGAAGTTTGAAGATTGGATGGACATCATCCAACAGCTTTGAATTTTGTATCTTTAAACGAGTTATTAACAATAAAAAACACAGAGAAGTGAAGACAGAATTATCAGAAATTGAGAAGGAAAGCATCAACAAGTTGGTTGATGTTTACAGACAGGAATTGACAGACCAAGTGATGAATGCACCAATTGCCAACAGGCAAGGCGTGAACGTGGAAAACATCACCAATGCTGTGCTGCATTACTATGGTGTGACGAAGAACAGCCTGTATTCCAGAGACAGAAAAGCACACATTGTGAAATGTAGAGCAGTTGTCTTCTGGATATTACGACAGCCAGAAATGGAGACAGGTTTGAGCATCACACGGATTGCAGAAATGGCATTCATGAACCATGCATCTGTCATCCACAACATCAAGCGCATTGACAATGAACTGATGTATGAAGATAAGTACACAGTTGCAGAATTGACAGAAATCCTGCGAACATTAGGATTCAGATTCTTCAAGCAAGGCACCAAATTCATCATCAAATGAGAGACTCATTTATCTTTTACAGGTCATTCTTCGAAGCTGCTGAAGACCTGTGTCCAGAAGAGAAATGTGCCATGTTTGATGCAATTTGTGACTATGCTTTGAACTTCAAAGAACCATCATTGGAAGGCACACCAAAGTTGGCATTTCGGCTAATTAAGCCACAATTGGATGCAAACATTGCAAGATTCAATAATGGACAAAAGGGCGGCAGACCAAGTTCAAAAAAAACCAAACCGAAACCTAAACGAAACCTAACTAGAACCAAAACAGAACCTAACCATAACCTAGATGAAACCAAACATAAACCATTGACAGCTTTTGGTTATACAACTGAAAAACCTAATGTAAATGTAAATGAGAATGTAAATGGTAATGTAAATGAGAATGGAAATGTCAATGTTGTTGGCGCGCCATCATTGGATGAAGTGAGAGAATGGATGTATCATTCCGGATGCAGAAGCCAAGATGAAGCAGACAAGTTCTTCTATTACTATGAATCGAAAGGTTGGATGGTTGGACAGGTACCAATGACCAATTGGAAAGCAGCAGTTCTGTCCTGGATTAAAAGGGCAAAGGAAAAAGGTGACGATGTCAATGGATTCAAGTTTGACTTTGAAGTTGAACAACCAAAGCTGAACCAATGAGACACGGATCACTATTCTCTGGAATTGGCGGCTTTGACTTAGCTGCCCAATGGATGGGTTGGACCAATGTATTCCACACGGAATGGAACGAATTTGGCCAGAAAGTTCTAAAACATCATTTCCCTAATTCAATTCAATATCATGACATCATCAAAACAGACTACTCTATTCACAACGGAGACATCGACATCATCACAGGCGGATTCCCATGTCAACCATTCAGCCTTGCAGGAAAACGGAAAGGCACCGATGATGAGCGCTACCTGTGGCACGAAATGCTGCGAGCAATTCAACAAATTCAGCCAACATACGTTGTGGCAGAAAATGTTCGTGGATTGCTTACTATCGATGGCGGTCTGGTCTTCGAGCAGGTGTGTGCTGACTTGGAAGCTGAAGGCTACGAAGTACAACCGGTACTATTGCCAGCTGCAGGTGTCAACGCACCACACCGAAGAGACAGAGTGTTCATTGTCGGATATGCTGCCAACACCGATATCAGGCGATTGGAAAGGCCAGAAGCGGAAGGATGGAACAGCAAACATGTTGAGTGGACAGGCAGCATTGGGTCTGCTGCCAACACCAACAGCAGACGACAATCCGCAGAAGAACACAGGCAAGCGCAATCAAGATGGATTGCAGAAAAGAGCATATCAAACAACTGGCAAGACTTCCCAACTGAATCCGCGATTTGTGGCGGAAATGATGGGCTTCCCGACAGATTGGACAATATTACCTTTCCAAAGTGGCGAAACGAAAGCATAAAGGCATACGGAAATGCTGTGGTGCCACAGTTAATTTTGCCTATATTTCAAACAATTGAAAAACTACACAGAGAAAAGAACACATGATTCAACAAGCAACAATTCACAAGCTGCCATTATTGGTTGGCTGCAAAGCATTTGAACGCAATCAAAATGGTCAGATGCTGATGGACATCATTGCAAGATTCGTTGATGCTGAATTTCCGCACATTGATGATTTCAAATTGGTCACAGCATTCCAAAAGGCTGCATCCGGAAGTCTATCTTTGAACAACAAACCATTGACATTGTCAACTTATGGTCAGCAATTATCACCAAAGGTAGTCGGTGAAGTTCTCCGAGCATTCCAACAGACTGAACGCAGGAAAGCATCTGAACCAACATTTCAACCAAAGCAATTGGAAGCAGCTTCTGATCCGATTGATGCAAAGTTCATGTATGATTGGACCATCAGTTATATCCAGGAACATGACAGACTGCCGGAATTTCCAATGTGGGGATTGCTCTACCAATATCTACTTGAAAGGAATGAAGTGAAGGCATTGCCTAATGAAAAGCCACAAGGTAGATTTGCGTTGATGCAGGAAGATAACAGGTATGAACAGACTGTGACCAGATGGTTCAAATCACAAGGCATAGCATGATGGGTGTTCAGATAACTTGTGAAGACAACATGGAACTAATGGCAAGGTATTCAGATAATCACTTTGACCTTGCTGTTGTAGATCCACCTTATGGAATTGGAATAAGTGCAAATTCCGTTAGGCAACAACACACAAAGAAAGATTGGGATGCGTCAACACCATCATTAGAATACTTTAATGAATTAAAAAGAGTTTCTAAAAATCAAATCATTTGGGGCGGAAATTATTTTTTTGATTACTTAAATTCATCTCAATGTTTTTTGATTTGGGACAAAAAGCAACCTTTTGATTTCTCTTTGGCCATGTGTGAATTAGGTTGGACTTCATTTTCAAGTCCTGCAAAGATGTTCAGATATAGTGTTCTAACCGAAAGAGGAAAAATCCATCCAACACAAAAGCCCGTTAAACTTTACGAATGGCTTTTGATGAACTACGCAAAAGAAGGTGACAAAATACTTGACACGCATCTTGGTTCCGGAAGTATTGCCATAGCTTGCCACAACTTAGGTTTTGACTTGACAGCCTGCGAACTTGACAAGGAATACTTTGATGCAGCAATGAAACGATTGAAGCAACACCAAGCGCAACAAAGATTATTCTGAAAATCGTATATTTGTAAAAATCAATACTTAACACAATGAGTGAAGAAAAAACAATCTATTGCGGCAATGGTCAGAAGAAAGGTGACACATGGCTGAAAGCATCCATCTGTCTGGACAAGATTCCTGCTGAACACACCTTTG